ATTGGTAACAATATTACTAAGAATGTTGACAATGGTGGAGCAGTAGGTGCTCTTCTTGGTGGAATGATTGGTCATTCAAATAGCAAAGCTGGTCAAGAGATTGTTGGCTACAAGCAAGAAACACGTTGTAAGAATGTTACCACATACACTCAGCAAACACAGCAAGTGTATAGCCATTCAACAATTACGTTCTTCTATAATGGAAAGCAACAAACTGTAAGGTTCCAGAAGTGAGTTGTACTCTCATAACTGGTGGGTTTGATCCCATCCATTCTGGCCACTTGTCCTATATAAAGGCCGCTAGCAGTTATGCTGGAAGACTTTATATAGGATTGAATAGCGACGAGTGGCTAGTGAGAAAGAAAGGCAGATACTTTATGCCTTTCGAAGAACGTAAAGCTGTATTAGAATCTCTTTATTGCTATCCTAGAGTATTTGGTTTTGAGGATTCAGATAACACAGCTATCAATGCTATTCATCACGTTGCATCTATTGAATCAGATAACATCCGTTTCTGTAACGGAGGAGATCGAACATCTGCCAACATTCCAGAACAAAATTCTACATATCGAACAAATGTAGAATTCATATTTGGTGTTGGTGGTGATGATAAAAAGAATAGTTCGTCTTGGATTCTAAACAATTATGAAAATCAATGGGTAGAAAGACAGTGGGGTCGTTATAAGACTGTCCACAACATTGATGGTGCACGTACAAAGATCTTTGAGATAATGCCAGGTCAGTCTATGTCTATGCAAAGACATGAACACAGAAGTGAGACCTGGACAGTACTTAAAGGTGTAGCTTCCATTCAACTAGGTGGTGATTATATTACGAGACTTAAAGAACAACAATCTCATAGAATCATGCTTGGTGAATGGCACAGAGGATTTAACGATTCGAATGATAAATGTGTTGTCTTAGAAACCTGGTTTGGTGATAATTTAAGTGAGCAAGACATCATTCGTAATGAATCTCTGCGTAGCTCAGCTGGATAGAGCAACGGCCTTCTAAGCCGTGGGTCGGGAGTTCGAATCTCTCCGCAGAGGCCAATTGGAGTATAATATGACTGAATTTAGTGATGGTATATTTAATGTAATCAGACGTAGCAGTGCAGCGTTAGCAGTAATCTATACTTTAGGTCATATCATTATTGCTATGTCTGTAGTAAGTATAGTTACCAATGCTAGTTTGTTTGAAGCAGGTGCAGTTGCATTAATTGAACCTGCTATCAATGGTTGTTGGTTCTATGTGTTACATAAAACCTGGACTGTATGGAATGCGAAACATGTCGGAGATGATTAAGATGGTTCAGTTGTATGAACAACGAATAGAAAATGCGTACATCGCAAGAGACAATTGTAAAACAGGCTCTTGGGGTTATAACTATTGGGAGGGTGTTGCAGGTCACTTGCTTCACAGTCTTAACACACGTATGCACTCAAAGAATCTTAGAGACATTAAAGTTGAATATGTAAAAGGAATTAGAAAACATGCCGTGGCCACGAAAGAATAGACCACCATCAGGCCGTCGGAAGATTGGTTCTAATAAAAGAAAAAACCGTAACAAGAGGAAGAACAAAAAATGAGGTTTACATTAATTTGTGATGATCGTGATTGTGATGAAGAAGACGATCTTGGTTTAGTTCCACTACAAAGATCTTTCGATTTTGAAGCAGGCGATCTAAGAACACTTGCCATGGGTCTTGCAGAAGCTATTCGTGGTTGTGGTTTCAATTATGTTGATAAAGTTGTATTTGTTAAAGACAATGGTAACGAAACTTCATCTGATGATATTTTAGAGGATGGCATTATAGATGTCGAAGACTTACTCAAATCATTTACTCCAGAAAAGAAAGTTACAAAGTTTAGGGTGATAGACAATGGGAAAGAAGAAACAAAGGACAAGCCAGATAAGTAAAGGGGAGCGCCGTACCGTGAGCAAACAACTTACTAAAGCAGCTCGTAGAGAATACAAGCAAGATCTTTCAAAAGTTAATGCAAATAAATTAAAAGCATTCTTTGCAGGAAAGGATGCTTACGTAACAGTTCCTAATCCTAATACTAAAGAAACCAACAAACGATTTATCAGAGTCAGAGTTCAAGATGAATGGTTCAAGGGTTCGGATTTTAAATCAGTATTAGCCGGACCTAGAAAAAGAAAGGCATCATCAGATGACAATTAAATGAAAAAAGGACCTTTTGATAAAATAGATAAGTTTGGAATGCAATTATTATTTGCATTCTGTTTTGGTGTGTTCATTATTTTGGCAGCTAGAGCAGTTGCTGAACCTGAGTGGGTACAGAAGCCTATTCAATGTGGTACATTGGAAGAAGTTTATAAACACTATGAACTTGGTACTACACTCGAACCACTTTTTGTTGGTGTTTCAGTAATAAGATCTCAACAAGGTAGAGCAGCTATGCCAGTGGCGTTCTTTCTTAATCAAGATACTGGACAATGGTTATTTTTAGAATATGGATTTGATGGCCAACAAGAAGGTTGTGTTGTAAGTGTAGGTGATGGCTGGGATCCAAATGTTGATGAATATGATATTATACCTGAAAATGATGGAGAACTGAGTGACAAAACTGAATATTACAAACAGGAAAGTTGAAGACAAACCAGGCTTTCCTCTGTCTAAGAATAAGACAGACTGGGGTACTGACGAGTTAGCTAAGAATGCTAAAGGTGGTACCGAGATGATGAAAGAGCAGCTATTTAACAGGCTGCCTGATGATCTAAGAGACTACTTTCAGGTTATTTGTTCTCGAGTAAGAGAGTTACAAGATAAACCAAGAATTCTCTGGTTGCATGATCTATGGGCTGATCCAGAAGCTGCACATCTCAAAGATCCTGAAAGCAGAAAAAGGTTTGATAAACTTGTATTTGTTTCTAACTGGCAGTTACAAACTTACCAGATGGCACATAACATTAAATACAGCGAATCAGCTGTAATGCGTAATGCTATTGATCCTATTCCAGATCATACTAAGCCAACTGATTGTGTAAATCTAATTTATCATACTACACCTCATAGAGGTCTTGGTCTCCTCGTTCCAGCATACGAAGCATTGGCAGAAGAGTTTGATAATATTCACTTAGATGTGTATAGCTCTTTCAATGTGTATGGATGGCCTGAGAGAGATACAGAGTATGAATCGTTGTTTGATATATGTCGTAATCATCCTAAGATTACGTATCACGGCGCTCAACCTAACTCAGTGGTAAGAGAAGCCCTTCAGAAAGCACACATCTTTGCTTATCCGTCTATCTGGCAAGAAACATCATGTATTGCAGCTATTGAGGCTATGAGTGCAAAGTGTGCAGTTGTATGTCCTAACTTAGCAGCATTGCCAGAGACTACTTCTAACTTTGCAGCAATGTATCAGTTTGATGAAGATCACCAAACACATGCAAATAGATTCTATGCAGTATTGAGATCTGTTATTGAAAATGTTACAAATGAGAACTCAATCAGAAAGTTGGAATTCCAAAAGAGTTATACAGACGTATACTACAATTGGGACTTTAGAGCAGAAGAATGGAAAGGCTTATTGTATACAATGATGGAGGGAAAGAAATGAGTCAAGTAGCTTTGAAAGAACGAGGCTGGTTATATCACAATGAAACTGACAGCAGTAGAGAAGAAATGGGTTACCGAATCAAAACTCATATTAATAGAATGACTGATGAAGAGCTAGTCGATATTCTTATTGACATGCTTGATACAAGTAATAGGTTTCAAAGAACGCTTGCACTGACAAAAGAACAGTGGAGAGATATGGAATCAATCCACTCTAGTATTCTTTCTTTGATGGGTGACTACATGAATGTTAAACAGCAGCCTTCGTTTCAAGAAGGTCCTCAAAGTCAGCGTAATAAAGACCTCTAACATTAGTTGCATCAACCGGGTGTAGATCTTTTGTAGTATGTGGAAACACGAAATAAAAGTCTACACTCGGATTGTTTCTAGCAAAGTATCCCAAATAACCAGTACGATTAATTGAGTCTGTGTATGATGCATGAGTCTCAGGTCCATATGCATTCGTACCTTCATACACATTAGATGTTGACTGTTCAGCATCTGCAATCAAGAAATCAAAACCAAGACAGTATAAAGTATTACAACCCTTGCGGATAGCTTCCTGCATAGCATTCATACCAGCATTGCTTCTTGGTTGCATAGGATTGTATTCTGCTGGCTCGTACTGTTCATGTTCTGGTGGAATAATAAATCTTTCCTTTGGATAATCACTTTTGTTAATCTCGGTGATGATTTTTTCATCAATAGCTACAAGATAGTCTGGTAGAGACCAGTCCTTATACCAGTCTCTGTATAATGCATTACAACCTATAACTAGTCCTTTACCAAATGTAGTTCTCAAACGAGAAAGATCAAACTGTTGTCTTGATCTTCCATTGCCAATAATATAACCTATGTCACTCATAGAAGTTTCCTTTTAGTATTGTATAGTCCATGACATCTCGCTTTGAGTACTTTTTCCTACGTTTGCGAGTTGAGAAAGTAAGTGTTTTCGTTTTTTGCTGTTTAGAGGGTTTGTAATTATCTTCATAATCAGATTTGCTTTTCTTGTAAGTACGACCCATTTTATTCTAAGATCCTCCTTTGTTCACCATCCCTGGCTGATGCCAGGGAATGCCTCCTTCATCAAATCCTTGCTCAAATTTTTATATGGCATCTTTCTATCTTTAATTGAACATAACATCTCAGCATCATCACAGTCGATTGATTCTAACAACTGTACAAACTGTGTCTCTCTTTTAAGAGGACTTAAATCTTTATATTGAGGATTCTCTACAAAGATGGCCATCTTTCTCATTTCAGCTTTCAACACACCTTGTGCATCTGATGCTTTAGGCAATGCTCTGTATGGAGGCTTTCCTGGCGGTAGTCTCCACTGCACTCTTGGATCATAACACAATCCAATAATCTCTTTCAACATCTTTGTGCTATGTTTTTGTAGATGAATAATTTGTTTATTTTTGTCTTTAATTTTACTAGCTGCATATAAGACTTCAGCTAATCCCATACTAGAATTCATTAATATGCTCCATGAGGTTCTTTAGTTTGTTTTTGATAAAATAATTTAGTAGATCACCATCAGGAATTTCATACTCTTCAAACTCTTTTATGATATTATCTTGAAGTTCATTTGGAATAAAATCAAGATCAACCAATGTCTGATTACGTTTGTATCCCCTCATCATCTTTTCTGAGCAAAAGTCTTCTGGCGCTTGAATAGCCCACTCTTGCAGCTTTACATTCTTCAACGGTCGCTGACGCTGGTTGTTGATAAATGTATCATCAGGTGACAAGAAGTTTGGAATACCATCTCCTCTATCACCTTTTAGAATATGTTCTTTTGTATATCGTTCTGGATTATTAACACGAACAAATTGCTTTTGGATAGGACTGTACT